TATCCGATATATTTCTGGGTAACACGAACAAAAGAACGTAACGATTTACTTGCTGAAATTTTAGTAGCAACTAGAAATAAGTAGGAGCATAACATGAAAAAATTTACAATATTAATTAGTTTTATTTTATTAACAGGTTCTGCATATGCTAATTCAATGTTAGGTATTGATTTTGATAAGCCTATAAACAAGCAATTTGCGGGTGACCCTTACACTACTTGGGTTGATGGTGGAATTCGAATTTCTGAACCACACCGTGGTGTAGATTATGTAAAGATTGAAGTTGCCGGATTTGACGAGGATGGAAATACTATGGCAACCGGTAAATTTACTCTTTACAGTAATGATATGCCCGATGAAGCAAACTGTCAAAAAGTTTCATTGATGATTAAGAAACTTATCCCACAAGGAACTCGTTTAAATAGTTATATGGGCAAAGATGATTTCGGTTGTGAAGAAAGTTATAGTGGCAATTCGTGGTCATTTGTTTACGGCGGTTCTGTAAACCCTCAATAAAAGTTTAAAAAGTTAACCCCTCGGCGCCAGTAATAGAAATGTTACTGGCGTTTTTTTATGTAGAAAACACTTGAATTATCTGGTGGAATATGTTATACTAAGTTAAATGTTAAGAAAAGATACTAATGAATAAATGTACAATCATAATCAAGGACGAAGTAAACGTTAAGTTAGAAGGTCTTGACCCATCAACTCGTAGAAAATGCAGTGACAAATTGAAGTATTTCTTACCTCATGCATATCATATGCCTGCATATAAACTCGGTAGATGGGATGGCACAGTCCGCTTTTGTGATGTCGGTGGCAGAACATTTCTAAATCTATTAGATGATGTTTTACCAGTAATCATCGAACAAGGTTATGAGATAACCATCGATGATAGGCGTGAGAACGAAGAAATGAGTTTTCCTATTATAACTGAGAACTTCTGGGAGGGAATTACTTGGCCTGAAGGACATGCAAAAGCGGGCGAACCAATTATCTTAAGAGACTATCAAGTAGAAGTAGTAAATCAATTCATATCAGCACCACAGTGTTTACAAGAAATTGCCACAGGTGCAGGTAAAACGATTATGACTGCAACTATGAGTAGAGTAGTTGAGAAATATGGCAGGTCAATCATCATTGTACCAAACAAAGATTTGGTAAGACAAACAGAAGAAGATTACAGAAACTGTGGACTAGATGTTGGTGTGTATTTTGGTGACAAAAAAGAAGAAGGCAAAACTCATACAATCTGTACTTGGCAATCTCTCAATTCGTTATTGAAAAAGACCAAGAAAGGTGAAGCCAATATTATGGACTTCATTGATGGTGTGTGTTGTGTGATTGTTGATGAAACTCACCAAGCAAAAGCAGATGTATTGAAAGATTTACTTACTAGTGTATTTGCTAATGTGCCTATTCGTTGGGGTCTAACAGGAACTATTCCTAAGAGTGATTGGGAATCTGCTAGTTTACGTAGTTCACTAGGTGAAGTAATAAACAAACTTTCAGCAAAAGAATTACAGGACCAAGGTGTTCTAGCAAACTGTCATGTGAACATTGTACAGACACAAGAAACAGCAGTGTACTCCAATTATCAAAATGAAATGACATTTTTACTTGAAGACAAAAAGAGATTAGATTATGTTTCAGCCATGGTCAAGGATATTTCCAAAACAGGCAATACTCTTGTTCTAACAAATAGAATTAAAAATGGCGAAGCACTACAAGAACTGATACCAGAGTCCGAGTTTGTTCAAGGCTCTATGGCAGTAACAGATAGAAAAGATGCGTATAATGAAATAAACGCAGGTACTAATACAATCACAATTGCTACATATGGGGTAGCGGCAGTTGGTATTAATATTCCTCGTATTTTTAACTTGGTATTATTAGAGCCAGGAAAATCTTTTGTTAGAGTTATTCAGTCAATTGGACGTGGTGTTCGAATGGCAGAAGACAAAGACTTTGTACAGATATGGGATGTAACCAGTCGTTGCAAGTTTTCGAAAAGACATTTAACAGAACGTAAAAAATATTATAAAGAGGCTTCATATCCATTCACAATCGATAAGATTACATATTAAAGGACAATTATGAAAATATTAACACCAGATAACAAATGTTTTGAAATGGCAACATTACCAGAAGAGATTGATGATATTCGATACTGTGTAATGGATGTCACTGATAAAGACGACCCAGACTTCTTTTTTATTCCTTTAGTATTCATTGAAACTTTCAGTGCGCCTAGTATGAATATAAGTATTGGACCATACAACATTGAAATGCCAATTGACTGGAATATTATGATTGGCGAGGCAGACCTAGGAGTTTGCGAATTCATTCCTCTTACAAGTATCAATGAAAGAAAATTCGATACGCTATTGACAAATCCATTAAAAGGGTTTACAATGGATTGGCAACCAATTAAAGTTAACAATGTGTTTGCAGATGTGAAATGGTTCTTCCCTAAATTGAAGTATGGACACATTCTTGCAATACCATTAGAATATGGAGAAAGCCCAAAGTGTGCATATTTTGTAAAAGACTTAAATCGTATTCCAGACCAAATGACAAGTTATGACTTCTTTTAGTAACCATAGAATTGTAATAGACTCATATGAGAAATCTAGTATTGCTTATAATTGGTGTGTAGAAAATATTCCAGCATCTGATTGGATAGCAGTGACTACTAATAATGATGAGGCTTTTTATTTTAGTTACGAAAAACATGCTCAAAACTTTTTGTTTGTGTTTGGTGGAAGGTATTATCATGGCGACTAAGTTACCACTAAGTGATGTATTAAGTGCAATCGATAGAAGAGATTTCAATTGGTATGCTAACCTTGATGATGAGAAAAAGAAAGCATGGAGTAGTTGGCTATTCATTCGATATGTGAGTTCTACAAAGAGCAAAGATAGAGATGAACTATTACTCAATACGAATGAGTTCGTAAATAAGAACTATGGCGATATTCATAAACATGAAGAACTTGTTTGGAAGTTAATGTGTTTGACTGGCACAGGCAAGAAACAATTCCATGAATGGATTAAGCCACCAAATTCTAAGATAAAGAAAGATGCAATCTCACAGTTTGTATCAGAAACGTATCCTACACTGAATGGTAGAGAAGTAGAATTGTTTCTAAAGATGAACGATGTTTCAGATTTGAAACAAATGGCTGTTGACATGGGTATGTCAGATAAAGAAGTCAGTGAAATTTTTGAAAAGAAGAAAACAAAGAAGAAAAAATAAATGTTTGAATGTCAATATTGTCAGAAAAAATTCAAAGGTGAGAAGACCTTAATGGTTCATGTCTGTGAACCCAAAAGACGATACATGAATAAAAATGAGAAGTATTCTAGGTTGGCATTCTATGCCTTCAATCGTTTTTATGAAATGACACAAGCAGTTGGTAAACCAATTGAGTTTGATATGTTTGCAAAAAGCAAGTTTTATCTAGGATTTACTAAATTCGGTAAACATATCATAAATATAAATGCAATAAATCCTGAAGAATATATTGACTTTGTTATACGAAATAGTGTAAAATTAGATAAATGGACATCTGATTCAGTATATGAAACTTATATACAAGAACTGAATAGAAAAGAATCAGCGGACCGAGCAGTAGAACGAAGCATATTATTAATGCAGAAGTGGGGCGAAGAATATGATAGACCATTTAACACGTTTTTTAAAGAAGTCAGTAAACCATTGGCTATTCATTATATCAAATCAGGACGCCTTAGTCCTTGGGTTATTTTTAATAGTGATAATGGTGCTGAGTTGATTGATAGTTTTTCTGACCATGAGTTGACTTTAATAAATGAGAATTTAGAGCCAGCATTTTGGACAAGAAAATTCAATGCAAGAGCAGAAGATGTTCAGTTTGTTAAAATGATATTGAAGAAGGCAGGTATATAATGGCAATGAAAAAAGAAACTTCAGTAGTGGGTAGTCTACTAATACAGAAAGACCCAGAAACAGGTGAATTATATATAGAGTTACCAAAGGATACTTTGGCGAAGTTGGGTTGGACAGAAGACGATGATTTAGAGTGGATAGAAAATCCAGATGGAAGTTGGCAAGTAATCAAAAAGGAGAATAAGAAATGAATCCAGAAGATTTAATGATAACATTAGATACAGATACAGATAGTTCTGATAGTGGTTACATATCGCCTACTACAATAACACTTGATGATAATTATTGGAGTGATATGGTAACTGATACAAGAGACCAAGAAGCATTCAAATCAATAAATGACAGACTATCAACTATTGAAAGTCGTTTATCAATTCTTAAACCAGACACAGAGATGTTATCAAAATATGAAGTATTGCAAGATATTTACAAACAATACAAGGCGGCAGAAGCATTGCTTTCTGGACCAGATGCGGAGACAGAATGAAAAATAATAGAAAATATACATGGGATGGTGTAGAAGAAGCAGTCAATTCTATCGCAATGCAAATGTTTAAAGATGAATGGCGACCAGATTACATTGTGGGTATAACTCGTGGTGGTTTAGTGCCGGCAGTTTTACTTTCACATACTACTGATATCCCAATGAAAACATTATGTGTTCAATTAGAATCAGATGGCTTAGAAGCGAATACTGAACGAAATGCTATCATGGCTAAACATGCATTAAAAGAATATAAGAAAATTCTTATCATTGATGATATCAATCGAGGCGGTGATGCACTACAATGGATTCAAAATGATTGGCAAGATGCTATGGGTTTCTCAGGTGACTACACGCCAGAACAATGGCATTCAAATGTAAGATTTGCTTCACTAATTGATAACCCTAATTCAAAAGTTCCTATGGACTACTGTAACGAAGAAATTGATTTAGATGATGAAGAACTCTGGGTGGAGTTTCCGTGGGAGAGTTAATCAGAAGAAATCCACTTAGAACACAAGAACGTCTTATGAGACTTCGTAGAATTGTAGGTCCTGAGAAGAACCCTAAAAGACGTTTTGCTTCGGATTTTGATAATGATGATTATTTAAAATGGACTGCTATCTCGTCTGATAAAATAGATTACGAGTTGAAGCCATTAGTAAGAGGTGCAGGTCGATTAGGAGAACTAGTTGATTGGTGCGATGACAATTGTAATGGAATATATGTTATAGGAAAAGGTGATAAGATATATTTCGAAGATGAAAATGATGCGGCAATGTTCGCTTTGGTGTGGAAATGAATGTAGTAAAAACTGATATTGATATTGATGTAGTGAGTAGAGATGATTTGCTTGTACACTTCAATCACATACCTGCAATTATAAAAAAGAAAGACAATACATATGATAAACATAACAGCGGTGTATATCTTCAGCCTATTCCATTTGACCAACTTACCGGTCTTTCATCAATTGATTATAAAGAAGCAGAAGACAGAGGATACTTCAAGTTAGATTTTCTAAACAACTCTTTATATGAAGGTGTACGAGATGAAGAACATTTAGATAAACTAACAAACCAAGAACCAATATGGGACTTACTGCAACATGAGGATGTTGTCAAAAATCTTGCACATGTTCATAATCATATTGGTGTACTTAAAGTTCTAAAACCACAAAACATTATAGAACTTGCAGAAGTATTAGCAATCATTCGTCCAGCAAAAAGACCTCTCTTAAATGAGAGTAAAGAAAAAATTAAAAAAGAAGTATGGGTAAAACCAACTGATGGTTCATATTATTTTAAAAAAGCACATGCGATTGCATATGCTGTTAGTATCGTTGTACAACTTAATCTATTTTGCGAACAAGTTGAACAGAACGCCTCTTAATTCTCTTTTGAATTATATTCGATAAACTAGTTTCAGGTCCCCATAACACTTCACAGTCTTTAGTATTCATGTTTAGAATACATTCACTGAAAGGCTCAATTTGAGAACGAAGAAAAAGGTTTATAGGAATTAGTCTATTCGATTCCCACCACCATTGTTCACCAAGTTCAATGAAATGCTTTCTAGCCTCTGCGGACTCTAGCAGTTCAAAGTTGTACATTGACGTTATAGTAGCATCACTGTTAATTATGATTCCAAGATATTCAGTGTATTCCTTTTTATTGCCATATTTGACACAGGAAAAGAACGGATAGTTTTCTTGGAGCCATTGTATTTTATCTTCGTCTATCATAAAATATATTTATGCAATCTGGAATTCGTCTTCTGGAAGATAAATACATATATGATAAACTTTAACTTATACCAATACACACGAGAAATAGAAGTTGTTATGCAAGATGGCGACAACAATGCAACTATGACTCAATTCCTGGGGAATATGCCTATGTATGATACTACACACAAACTACACAAGGGTATTGATAATACTCTTAGATTTAAATTTAGAGACACAGATAGAAAGTCTGTAGACCTTACTGGAAAAACAGTTATATGGAAAATGTATGACCGACAATCCAGAGAGAATGTTCTCTTTAGATATCTTACAGTTACAAATGCAACCAAAGGAATGGCTACAGTTTCAATACCAACATCAGATACAATCATGCTCCCAGAAGGATTTTATCAATATGCGATGTATACAGTTGAAAATGGTGTAGAGCAAATCATTTATACAGATACAAATGATAATGCTCATGGTGTACTTGAAGTATTAGATGATGTTTATCCTACTTTTTCGGATTCACAACAAACAACTACTTTCTTTAATGATGGTACAAATTTCGTTTCTTCAGTGTTTGACGGAGCAGGTGATACAATCAAATCAAAATCACTACATACGTTTGCGGTTTACTATACAGGATTTACAGGAGTTTTAAAAATACAAGGTGATTTAAGTGAACAAGCAAGTTCATCAGATAATGACTGGTTTGATTTAACTCCATCACTTATGTATGACCCATCTATTACGATTAATAATGAAACTGGTGTACAAGGTTATGTTATTCAAGCAAACGTTAACTGGCTTAGAATTACATACCCAAATACAGCATCAGGTACAGTAGATAAGATATTACTAAGAAACTAATTAACCTATTGACATTTGTGTTCCATTGGTGTATTATAAGTACATGGAACTACAACAAACTGTTTATCAATTCATTCCCGGTAAGACAAGACAAAGTTCAGGCGGTTGGCTGAGTTTTAATTGTCCGTGTTGTATCGACCAAGGTGAAACTAGGTCAGATACTAGAATGAGAGGTGGGTTGAAAAACGAGGGCGAGTTAGTATCATATCATTGTTTTAATTGTGGTATTACAGCATCTCATAGAAAAGGTCAAGTCATAAACAAGAATTTTGTTAAGTTTATGAGATTACTTGGTGTTCCTGAAAGTGAGATAAAGAGACTACAGATTGAAAGTATCCGAGAAAAAGAATTATCAGAAGGTCCGTGGGTGTTTAAATCAAAAACTCAAACTACAAGAATACCATCATTTCCTGGAATGGAGTTACCTGAAAATTCCGAAACATTGGATGATATACTAAATAAAGATACCCCACCTGAAGGTGCGATTATGGCGGCAAAATATCTACTTGATAGAGGTGTTTATGATTTTGTTGATACATATTGGAGTAGTTCGTTTGGATTTAAAAATCGAATCATATTTCCATTCACACAAGGTGATAGAATTGTAGGTTACACAGGCAGAGACTTTACAGGCAAATCAGAGTCTAAGTATATGACGAAGCAACCAAAGAATTTTTTATACAATTCTGATAAGATTAGAGAAGATAAAGAATATCTGATTGTAGTTGAAGGAACAATAGATGCGGCAGTCTTAGACTGTGTTGCAATAATGAGCAACGAAGCATCACAGAATCAGATTGATTACATTAATCAGTTCAAAGGGGAAGTTATCGTATGTCCTGACAGAGATAACGCTGGTAAGAAGTTGATATATCAGGCACAAGAAAATGGTTGGAGTGTTTCATTTCCAACTTGGCAAGAACATATTAAAGATGCGGCAGATTCAGTAAAAGAGTACGGAAAATTATATACTCTGAAATCGATTATTGATGGTCGTATAAGTAACAGTACAAAAATAAGTGTAAAAACACGCATAATGTAAAGCAGGAGCATTAATACAATATGAAAAATAAAGAAATAAAAATTAACGTGATACCAGAGCCAAAAGAAGCGCCGACACCACCACCGATGCCTCCTATGCCACAGCCACCAACTCCACCAAAACAACCTGGAGAATTCTTAAGAGAAAATGGTGTGTTACATATGGACAAAGAATTTAACCAAGATAACTGTATGCCATTAGTAAAAATGATAATGGAATACAATTTGATGCCTACAGATAAGGCACCAGAAATTATTCACTTATATATCAACTCTCCTGGTGGTTATGTAGATAGTTGTATGCATCTTATTGATGTTATTAAACAATCTCGTATTCCAGTTTACACATACGGAATGGGGTCAATTGCATCCTGTGGTGTTATGCTTATGATGTCTGGTGTAAAAGGGCATAGATATCTGACACAGAATACGGCAGTTATGTCACATGAATTTAGTGGTGGAACTCAAGGCCAGTACCATGATATGTTAGATGCACATGCTCACATGGAATGGACAAATCAAAAATTGATGGAACATTATATCAAATGTACTGGAAAGAAAGAGAATTACATTCGTAAGCACTTATTGGCACCAAAGACAGACCATTGGCTAACTCCTGAAGAAGCAGTTAAGCATGGGATTGCAGACCAACTTATAGAAACATATTAACTTTCTATTGACAAATGAATCAGTATATCGTATAATAATATTTAACATCATTAATAGGAAATAAATGTCAGAAGTAAAAAACTACTCTCCGGACTTGCAGAAGTTGTTTGTTCAATTTATGTTGACAGACCCACAGTTGTTTACTAGGGTAATGGGCATCATTGATGAACGTCACTTTGATAGACCGAACCGTGATATTGTGGGTTACCTAGTTAATTATTCTGAAGAATATTCTACTATGCCATCTGTTGAACAGATTAAAGCAGAGACAGGTCAAGAGATAGAATTACTAGAAGACATAGCAAAGCATAGTGATTGGTTTGTTGATGAGTTTGAAACATTCTGTAGACACAAAGCAATTGAACGAGCAATCGTTAATAGTGCTGATTTACTTGAAGAAGGTAAATATGGTGAAGTAGAAACAACTATCAAAGAAGCAGTTCAGATTGGACTAGCAAGGTCTTTAGGTACTGATTATTTCCATGACCCTAGAAAAAGACTTGAAGTTCTAAAAGACAACAACGGACAAATCACTACAGGTTGGAAAGACTTAGATGATAAACTTTACGGCGGTATTAATCGAGGTGAAGTAACTATCTTTGCTGGTGGTTCTGGTTCTGGTAAATCTTTGTTCATGCAGAATATGTCATTGAACTGGGCAGAAGCAGGTATGAATGTTGTCTATCTTACTTTAGAATTGTCAGAAGAATTATCTGCAATGCGTATCGATGCAATGGCAACAGATAAGAGTACTAGACGTATCTTTAAAGAACTAGATGATGTTGAGTTGAAAGTGAAGACTATCGGTAAGAAATCTGGTATGCTTAGAATTAAGTATATGTCTTCAGGTTCGACAATCAATGATGTCCGTGCTTATCTAAAAGAACTTCAAATCGTTACAGGAAAAAATGTAGATTGTATTTGTATTGATTACTTAGACCTATTGATGCCGGCAACGAAGAAAGTTAATCCAGGTGATTTGTTTATCAAAGACAAGTACGTCACAGAAGAAATTCGTAACTTTGCAATGGAATCTGAAACAGTTGTAGTGACGGCATCTCAGTTAAATCGTTCAGCAGTAGAAGAGGTCGAATTTGACCATTCTCACATTGCTGGTGGTATCTCTAAAATTCAAACTGCTGATAATGTTATTGGCATCTTTACTAGTAACGCAATGAGAGAACGTGGCCAATATCAATTACAATTATTGAAGACAAGAAGTTCTAGTGGTGTTGGTTCTAAGATAAATCTAGTATTTGACAGAGATAGTTTACGAATTAGTAATTCAGACTTAGAAGACGATGATTTAGCAGTTGGTTCAAATGATTCACAAACTGCTAAAATAATGGATAAATTAAAGAATTCAACTACAGTAACAAAGAATGACACAGATTCTGCTATTCCACCAGAGAAAACAGAGTCGGCAATGAGTCTCCGAGCAATGGTTAAGTCTAAAAAGGCTAGTCCATTTGATGATAATTGATAAATACTGGTAGGAGAATTATTTTATGACTAGTAAGAAACCACGTAGAAGTCTGTTCGAAGAGTTAAACTCTATGGCGATTTCTAAAAATGAACCAGAGAGATTTGTCGAACAAAAAGGCGAACATATCATTTCTGGTGCAATTAATTTAATTGAATTCATTCACCGTGAATTCGATGATGATATTGCTGTGGACTTAACAAAACGTCTTGTTAATAGCATTCGTACTGGCGACATGAGAAAATTCAAAAGAGGAATAACTCATGCGAAACGAAAAGATGAATCTTAAGCAACAACTAGAAGAGTTGAAAGTCTTAGCAGGTATCTATAAGCCATACCAAATGGAAGATAGTACGCAAGAGAATATTTCCTACACGGGTACTGAAAAATCTAAGTATCAAAAGAAACATAAAGTAGAACCAGGAACAAAAGAGTGGTTCAAGTTATGGTTTTCAAAACCTTATATGACAGGTGAAAACCCATACGGGAAGAAATGATATGAAAGTTAGAGACATATTAGGCGCAGGCTTAGAAAGAAGATTTAGAGGTCCAAGAAAGCCTCGTCATAAACAAATTGGTTTTCATCAGAAGATGAAGAAACTTCTGGACAAAGCACTTAATGAAGAAGGTGCTAGAATTCAGCATTTAGAAGACTTAATTATCTGGGATGGTTCAGTCGGTGGTCAAAAAGCAATTGCAAAACTGCATCAAGTAGAAACTTCTCCAAAATCAATAAGCATTAAATGGGATGGCTCACCAGCCGTTATCTTTGGTCGCAATGAGAATGGTGAATTTGTTCTTACAGACAAAAGTGGATTTGGTGCTAAAGGTTATAATGGCAGAGTAACAAGTGCAGATGCGTTAGGCGATATGTTTAACAATCGTAAAATGAGAGACCCGTCACCCGAGAAAGTAGCAGACAAAGAAGCGTTTGTTAATAATATGAAAACTATATGGGATAAAGTAGAAAGCGTTATACCTGCGGATTTCAGAGGATACTTACACGGCGACTTGTTATGGTTCTCAACTCCACAATCAAAAGACGGCAGACTTATATTCAAGCCAAACACAACAACATATTCAGTAGATGCTAAAAGTGATATCGGTAAAAAGATAATCAACTTTGATGTAGGTATTGTAGTTCATGTAGTGATTGACTTAGATGGTAACAAAAGCAATGTAGATATGGGTAAACTTCAAGCAGGCAAAACATGGATTATGCCTCCAGTATATGTTACTAAATCTCCTGGTGTTGACTTGCCAGAAGTAGACAGATTAGAAAGTTATCTAAAATCAAATGCAAATGCAATTGATAAGTTACTAGCAGTTCCAGCCGAATTAAAAATGGCAGACTTTGGTAACATTCTTTACACTTATATCAATAATAGTGTAAAAGCAGGCAACCTAGATAAACTAGGAAAGAATTTCAGTGAATGGGTAGAAACATCAAAACTAAGTGGACCTAAGAAAGAACGAGTAGTTCAGTGGGTAGGACAAAACAGTGATGGCTTCGAAGCAATCTTCCAATTCATTAATGGTGTTATGACCACAAAGAACAAAATTATTAAAACTTTAGATTCTCAACCAGCAGATATCGAAGCCAGTACAAATGGCGAAAGAGGTGGAGAAGGCTATGTAATAGATAAAGATGTGAAACTGGTAAATAGAGCAGGGTTCACAGCGGCAAACATGAGGCAAGAGAGATAATTTTTTAACTACTAATAATAAGACCATGGGAAAAAGAGCAGTACCACACGTAAAAACACCAAAAAGAGGACAGAGAGCAACTAAGAAGAATCTGTCACACTCAACATTCGTATCAAAAAGGCACCCTAACAGCAAACGTGTCACAAGTGGTGCAGTCACATAAGATAAATACATGTGATATGTAAGAAAAGGAAGAAGTGATGTACAGCAAAGAGTGTAAATTGCATTTAGACGAAGCAAAGATGACACGATGGCAACATTTCAGACATGCACTTAGTATTGCTTGGAATTTAAAAAAGGCGGCAGGTGCAGTATTCATTCATGCATTTGCGCCAAGATATTTCAAAACATACGCAAGTGAAACATGTGACAGGATTGCGAAAGAGAACAAAAAATGAGTAAATTAAAACTTGTAAATACTTTATCAGAAAGTAGATTATTCAGAACAAAACAAATGGCTGGCAGTGTCAAAATTGATGATGCCGCAGAATTAGTTTTTGTTCATTTACTTATATTGAATATCTTTAATAAAGATTATGACTTCTCTCCGTTGGCCGGTGATATAGCATCACGTACAATGTCTTATAGAAACTTTGATTACTTTAGAACTAATGGCACTGATATGTACATGGCTCTCAATCGTTTGATGGGCAAAGATAATGATATTGGTGATAATGAAAAAGATGAAATAGCAAAGAGTAGACTTTCATTACAGAAAGCAGACGTTTTGAGATTTCTACTTCATTTCTCTAACAATAGAAGTGATGCATCTTTTGAACAAAGATACTTACTAAGATACCAAAGAAACCTTAATATACAAGATGGATTGTTAAAATCTTTACGTAGATTAGTTGGTGATTGGGATAATCTTAATCAAAATCAAAGAGCCTTGGTAGTTACAAGATTAGTACAATATATGCGTAGAAAGGCAAGACTTGCTGAAATTATGCCTGCACTTCTAAAATTACAGAAACGTGGTAATTATATGCATAAAGATAGTGATGAGGCTAAAGATACAGTCAAAAAACTATGGGATAAACCAATAGTTCAGGCTGGCGCCGCAATTGCAGGCTATAAGGCAGTACAAGCACTAGGTAAAAGATTAGGTGCTACTACGTACACTACTGATAGAAAACTTCGTAAGTTTTAATCAAAATCCGTTAACAACGTCTTAATTATCCTCACTTTTTGATAAATAAGTGTGTAGGGTTATGAAACCCTAACAGTAAAGACTACGAGATACTATCTCAAAGTTTAAATTAACATTCTTTTAAGGAGAAATAAAATGGCTTCAAATACACTAGGTGGACAATCAAACGGTCTAGGTTCAAAAACTACAATCGTTAAATTAGCACTAACAAACATGACAGCGGCTAACTTAGGCACTATCTATGCGGCAATGGGCGCATTAGGTCACACAGTTGCTGGTTCAGGTACAGCAGACGGTTCAGCATTCGTGGCTGGTACAACTGACGTATTATTCATCGCTCTTCAAGGCGCTGACTATACAGCAGATGCTTCAGACGCCCACGGCGTAACTGGTGCGGTTACTACTATCGAAGCAGTAATTGGCTAATACCTAAACTTTTAATTAAGTGAAAAAGCCCTCTTTATGAGGGCTTTTTTTATGTCTAAAGTTATCGTTTTTAGTATTTTGTATAAATACATTTGTAAGAGATTCAACTCTTACAGATGGTTGAGATATCTTCCGACCAATCAGATGCATGAGACTTTTCCGTGCAGTCCATTGAGAATCCTTCCGATGGATAAAAAATAAAAATAAGTAAAATAAACGTTATGTATATTATTTCATGGAATGGTCCGTGGAGTAATTAATAACAATGGCTAATTATAGGAGATAATAATGGCTGATATTAAAAACTTTGGTATCCGTGGTATAGGTGCTGATGTTCAGTTCGGTAAGTCGGGCGGTCGTGTTGTATATGATTCAGGTAATTCCCTGTTCAAAGTAACAACTGATGGTTCTACTCTAGGTAACATGAATGTCGCAACTCCAACTGCGAATGACCATGCGGCAAACAAGAGTTATGTTGACTCAGTTGCTTCTGGACTTGATGTTAAACAATCAGTTCGTGCGGCTTCAACAGCAGACGTAACTCTAAGTGGACCGGGTGCAACAATTGATGGCGTAACTATGTCATCAGGTGACCGTGTTCTACTAAAAAACCAGTCGGCAGCGGCTGAAAACGGTATCTACGTATTCAACGGCAGTGCGTCAGCAATGACACGTGCTACTGATATGGACGGTGCCGCTGAATTTGTTGGTTCTTTTTTCTTTGTTGAAGAAGGTACAATAAACTCAGACCAAGGCTTTGTATGTTCAACTAACGGTACAATTACTGTTGACACAACTGCAATCGCCTTTACACAGTTCACAGGTACTGGTCAGTTAACAGCAGGTAATGGTTTATCTAAATCAGGTAACACATTTAATGCTAACGTTGACGATACATTTGTGCAAATTAATGGTTCAGATGAACTAACTTTAAAAGGTACTTCGACTACTGGTCAAGCACTTCTTTCAGACGGTTCAAATGGTGTAACATATGGTGCAGTTAACTTGACTTCTTCAAGTGCAGTTACTGGCGCTTTACCATTAGCAAACGGCGGTTTAGGTGTTGATGCATCTGATTCATCAGGCAAAACTACAGCACGTTCAAACTTAGGTTTGGGCTCAATGGCTACTCAGAACTCTGGTTCTGTTGCTATTACAGGTGGTTCAATTGATATTTCTGGTGGTACATTAACTCTAGCAGACGACCAACTATCTGGTAACGTAATTTCTGGTGGTACAATTGACTCAGCGAACCTTTCAGGTGGCGCAGGCAAGACTATCTCTGGTTTCGATGTAACAATCGCGGCTGGTAAAACATTAGACGTTGACGGTGCAGTAGATATCGATGCTTCAAGTGGTAACATGGATGGCGTTGCTATCGGTGGTACAACTTCAGCGGCTGGTACATTTACAACTATGGCTTCTGACTCAGTAGATATTAATGGTGGTGCTATTGATGGCGCAACTATTGGTGCTAACGTGGCAGCGGCAGGTACATTTACAAACGTAGATGCTACTGGTACAATCAAAACAAACACACTAGACAACTACTCTGGTACAAACATTGCAGTTTCGGCTCCAATGGATATTACTGGTGATGTTGGTGTAACTGGTTCAGTCACGGCAACAGTAGCAATGGTTACTGATACAATTAGTGAAAGAACTGGTAATGCTGGTGTAACTGTTGATGGTGTTGTAATGAAAGACGGCGTTGTAACTGGCGATTTAACTGGTGATGTAACTGGTGATGTAACTGGTAACTTAACAGGTAACTCTGCTGGTGTTCACACTGGTAATGTAACTGGTAATGTAACTGGTGATTTAACTGGTAACGTTGCAGGTAACGTAACTTCAACTGGAACTTCAACGTTTGCAACAGTTGACGTTAATGGCGGTGCAGTAGACGGAACAGTAATTGGTGCTAACACATCAGCGGCTGGTACTTTCTCAACAATGACTTCAGCATCTGTGGCTATCACTGGCGGTACTATTTCAGGAACTGCTATTGACTTGTCAGGACAAACTTTGACATTGACTGCGGATTCAGTATCTGGTGATTCAGTTCACGGCGGAACAATTTCTAACTTCGCTTCAACTGGTATTGATGATAACGCAACATCAACAGCATTGACAATCGATTCAAGTCAAAATGCTACATTTGGTTCAGACCTAACAGTTACTGGTGACTTAACAGTTAACGGTTCTGTAACATCAATCTCTTCAACTAACACTACTATCGAAGACAACAACATTGTTTTAAACAATGGTGAGTCTGGTGCTGGTGTAACTGAAGGTTCAGCAGGTATTACTATCGACCGTGGTACAGCGGATGATGCACTTATCAACTGGAATGAGACAACAGATGAGTTCGAACTAAAAGTTGGTGCTTCATATGGTGACTTAAAAGTTTCAACACTTACAGGTGACCTAACTGGTGCAGTAACTGGTAACGTAACTGGTAACTTAACTGGTAACGTAACAGGTGATGTAACTGGTGATTTAACTGGTGACTCTGCTGGTACACATACTGGTGCAGTTGTTGGTAACGTAACAGGTAACGTAACTGGTAATTTAACTGGTGACGTAACAGGTGATGTAACTGGTGATGTAACTGGTGACTTAACTGGTGACTCTGCGGGTACTCATACTGGTGCAGTTGTTGGTAATGTAACTGGTAACTTAACAGGTAACGTAACAGGTAATGTTTCTGGCAATGCTGGAACAGTAACTAACGGTGTTTATACAACTGACACTGGAACAGTAACTAACACAATGTTAGCAGGTTCAATTGGTAATGCTAAATTATCAAATAGTTCATTTACTGTTGGTTCAACTGCGATTAACCTTGGTGATACAGCGGCAAGTCTTGCAGGCTTGACTACTGTAACATCTGCGTCATTCGTAGGTGATTTAACTGGTGACGTAACTGGTGATACTGCTGGTACTCATACTGGTGCAGTAACTGGTAACGTAACTGGTAACATTACTTCATCAGGTACAAGTACATTTACAGACGTTGACGTTAACGGCGGTGTTATTGATGGAACAACTATTGGTGCAACATCATCAGCGGCTGGTACATTCTCAACATTAGCATCTGCTTCAGCGACATTAACTGGTGGTACTGCTACTGGCATGACAACAGTTACAGCGACTAACCTAAACTCAGGTAATGTTGGTATTACTGGTGGTTCTATTTCAGGAACATCAATCGACTTATCAGGTCAAACCCTAACACTAGGTGCTGACTCAGTTTCAGGTGACTCAATCCACGGTGGTACTATTTCTAACGCTTCATTGGCCGGTGACGCTACCGACACAATGACTGGTTATGATATTACTGTTGGTGCAGGACGTACATTAGATGTATCTTCAGGTACTCTAACACTAGGTACTAACCAGATTTCTGGTGATAAAGTACATGGTGGCGTTATTTCTGCTTTTGAATCAACTGGTATGGATGATAATGCAACTTCTACGAAGTTAACATTGTCAGACACTACTGCAACATTTGGTGTTGCTGGTGACTTCGGTTCCAACGACCTAGATGCAGGTGATACAACACTTGGTTCATTGTCTGTAACAGGTAATGCTTCAATTACTGGTAACTTGACAGTTTCTGGTTCAGTAACTACAACTTTATCTGAGATTGTAAATATCGAAGATAATAACATTGTTCTTAACTCAAACGCAACTGGTTCGGCTACTGCTGATGCTGGTATTACGATTGAGCGTGGTGATGATGATAATGCTGTTGTTCTTTGGAACGAAACTTCAAATGCATTCGAACTTACTGTAGGCGCGGCTAAGGCTGACCTAACAGTTAATGATTTGACTGTAAATGAAATGACACTAGCAACTGACCTTGCGGCAAGCATGGGTGGTACGGGTACTGATACTTCAGCATTCGCGGCTTCATCTATCATGTTAAACAGTGGTTCAGGTACAGTAACAGAGATGGCAAAAGGTGCTAACTCAACTGTTCTTAAAGTTGGTGCAGGCGGTACTCTAGGTTATGCAAAAGTCGATTTGACTGCTGACGTAACTGGTACAATGCCAATAGCAAACGGTGGTACAGGTATCACTTCAGCAGGTTCTGATAATAAAGTTATGACTTCAGACGGTTCTGCATTAGGTATGGAATATGTACAACATGTACGTAATTCAACTGGTGTAGTTGCGTTAGACGGTTCTGGCGTTACTTCAGGTTCTGGTGAATATATCGCAATTACTAACGGTACTGGCAAAGTAACACTAACAGCCAAAAATGCGGCGGCATCTGGTGCTGTAGATATGTATCTACAAGGCCAAGGTGGCGGTGACGTATTTATTGTTGGTCAATCTGGCGAAGCCTTAATTCAAGGTGAAGACGATACAGACCTAACAGTATCTGGCGGTGATGCTTCTGGCGGTGATGCTGGTGACTTAATCATCAAAGGTGGTAACGGTACAGGCGGTAACGCCTCTGGTGCGGTTGTCATTAAAGGTGGTAACGGTGGTTCAGCAGACGGAAACGTTCAAATTAAAGGTGCAGATGATACAGCAATCGCTACTTTCGTAGAGACTGCTTCAGCAACTGACTCTTTAACAGTAACTAACGGAACTGGCGGTGTAGAACTAGCAATGGCTGGTGGTACAAACGTCAACATGACATTAGCACCAAAAGGTAATGGTATTATACTTGCACCAAATGGCTATGACATGTCTTCAGCGGCTGATGCGGCTCTAGCAACTAAAGAATATGTAGATGACAAAGCGTCAACTTCAGGTTCTTCTGGTACTAGACGTGTGGCATTCTCTGCTAACGGTTCTTCATCATTCACAATCGGCACAATGGCTAACGTTGCAGGCAAGTCTTACTATGTAAAACGTGTTACTGCTAAAGTTACTGCCGCGTTTGTTGGTGCTGATGAGTTAGTTGTTTCTGACGGTACAAATACTCTAATGGCAACAAGTGATGCTGACCTTTCTGAAGGCGGCTTATACATTGTTGACTTAGGTTTTGAAGATGCAACAACAGGTGGTGCAACTATTACTGGTACAATCCAGAATGGCGGCGCATCTGCTTCACCAACAACTGGTGCAGTGATTGTTACAGTAGAGTACAAGCAAATCTAATTTGTGAGTAATTTATAATAACTATCACCATCATAGTGATAATAGAAAGGGGGACTTAGTGTTCCCCTTTTTTTGTCTATAGCCAAAGTGTTACTAGAGTAATATTAGTATATTTGATAAATACTTACAGAACTAAAATCTTTAACGACAGACTTAATTTATTAGGGCTGACATGAAATAACCGACGTTGAGGAACGAAAATGGCTGTAACAATTAACGCAAAAGGGACCAGTGTCCCTTACTTTAAAATTGGAAAATCTGGAACCACCTTCTATCAAGGAGATGCAGACCCGAGTAGTACATACACAATAAACACAAATGACATTTGGTTTGATACCACAAATGGCACTGTAAAGTTTCGCACATCAAACTCTTGGTCAGGCATCACAACTGCTTCTGACTTAACTGTAACTGGCGACTTAACAGTTCAAGGTACAACTACTACAGTAAACTCAACAGAGATACAAGTTCAAAATACTTTAAAGTTTGAAGGCGCAACTTCAAATGAATACGAAACAACTCTAACAGTTGTTGACCCAACACAAGATAATGTAATCACAATACCAAATGCAACAGACACTTTAGTTGGTCTTGCAACAACAAACACGTTAACTAATAAATCAATTGATTTAGATTCTAATACACTTTCAGGCACACTAACAGAATTTAATACTGCTATGCAAGGTGATAGTTTTGTTTCTTTAACAGGTGCTGAAACACTTACAAATAAAACTTTAACTAGTCCTGTACTAAACGGAACACAGATGACACCAACTGGTGCTATCGTTATGCCAGTTGGCACAACAGCACAAAGACCAGGAACAGGTGTTGTTGGTATGATGCGTTTTAATTCTGACATAGATGCTTTTGAAGGTTACAATGGTGCATCTTGGGTTAAACTTGGTGGCTTGACTCCATCAAATGATTCCAGAGACAACGGATTAATTACTGATAGTGAAGTATTTAATGCAGATTACGGTTCTATTACTGACACTGATACAGCATCATATACTTTAGATAGAGGTCTTATAAGTGATAGTGATACAGTTTAATTATACTGTAAATTTAGATAAATACTATTAACAAGAGTTCGGAGAAATAAAATGGCAAGAACAAACGGAGCCGCATCGGCAAGTGAAGTAGTATCAGGTAACATTAACTTCTATACAATGTATGTATCGGGATTAGATATTACACACACTGGTGATATATTAGACCAGTCACAACAAAATTTAGATGATATTGTTAATATCGTATCATTGGTAGCACAACCTGTTATTATGAATAATCCATTATCAGTCACGTTAGGCGGACTAGCACCAACACTGACAGGTTCAGGATTTGTTTTTAAATTTGCAGTAGAACATGCAGACGTTTTTAAACGAAACTCTGATGATGTTTTCATTCTAAAAGAATTAATTCACGGCATAACAATTGATGGTGTTGCATTATCGGCATCAAATATAGAATTTGTAATGTCTGATATACTTTAAACTAATTATTCCTAATTAATTTTAATAAAAGAGGACATAGTCCTCTTTTTTTGTTGTGGTTGGACATAATTTCTGGCACCAAATGATAAATACAATTAATGAATATTAATTAGGGAGTTGCGAAGATGTCAGAGAAAGAACCAAAACTAGCACATCTGGAAGCAGAGAGTTTAGAGACACATGTGGCAGTATGTTATGAAAGATACCACCACTTCAATAAGTCATTAAAAGATATTAATGACAAAATTGAAAAGCAGGAAGTTGAGATGGATAAAGGGTTCAGCGAACTAAAAAAGATGGTTATGTGGACTGCATCTACCCT